ATAACATTGGCCCCGGTAACTGTTTCCCGTCGACGTTTTATAAACGAATTAATGCAGGCGATCGCAGGGGAGCGTGTGAAGCGATTCGCTGGTGGATTAAGGACGGTGGCAGAGACTGCCGTATCCGCTCAAACAACTGTTACGGCCAGATATCCCGTCGTGACCAGGAGAGCGCGCTGGCGTGCTGGGGAATCGACAGATAAGCAGAATATTTTGCTGAAAAATGACGTTGGCCAACGCGGACGGATAACACGAAATCCTGCGAACTGGCAAAGTGTAAGTGAATAACGTCAGGAACATTATTTCACGCAGAGGCACCGTAATGGTGCCTTTGTCATTTCTGCGCTTCGCACAAGCGTAAATAAACCAAAGAACCTTTCAGGATGAGCCTGGTGGATAACCGGCAGTGGTCTGGTTAACCCTCTTTGGGCTGGTTATTCCTGTGCGCAGGGTTCATCACTAAAAGGAAATAACCGATGAATATGATGACCGTGCCGTTTCACGGCGATTCTCTTTATGTGGTTAACCATAACGGCGAACCATACGTTCCCATGAAACCTGTCGTTGAGGGAATGGGGATGACCTGGCAGTCTCAACACCGCAAATTGATGGAGAGATTTAAGACCTGCATCATCGAAATGATGATTCAGCTCCCCGGTGATACTCAGCGTCGTCTGGTTATCTGTCTTGCTTTACGTAAACTTGCAGGTTGGCTGCAAACCATCAACCCAAATAAAGTTAAACCTGAAATCCGCGACAGAGTCATTCAGTATCAGGAAGAGTGCGACGATGTTCTCTATGAATACTGGACGAAGGGTTTTGTCGTTAATCCTCGTCAAATGAGCGTGATGGAAGAACTCAATCAGGCTTGCGCTGACATGCAACGGGATAAAAACATTGTCAGTGTGTTTGCTACCGGGCTGAATGAGTGGAAACAGGTTAAAGCTGCGCATGTATCAAAAATCCGCACATTGATAAACGAAGCGAATCTGCTGATTGATTTTGTCCTGGCTGATACAGGCAAAGGGAAAATAACAAAGGCGGATTGATGGAGAGGTGGCTAATGATATCGGATAAAATCATAACGCTGACAAAGACCATTTGTGTGATTGTCGGCGTTTCATTTTCGCTAATGATGGTTGCTCTTTTTCTTTCCATAGCCTGGATGGCGTTGAGTTCGGCAGGGCTGGTGGGGTGAGCATAAACCGAATTATTTCCGCGTTTACCGTTATTCTGCTGGTGGTCTGTGGTGCGCTTAGTCTGGGGCTGAATCATTACCGTGATAACGCCATCGCCTACAAAGAGCAGCGCGATAAAGCCACATCCATCATCGATGATATGCAGAAGCGGCAACGTGATGTAGCAGAACTTGACGCCAGATACACAAAGGAGCTTGCTGATGCTAATGCGACTATCGAAAGTCTCCGTGCTGATGTTTCTGCTGGTCGTAAGCGCCTGCAAGTCGCCGCCACCTGTGCAAAGTCAACGACCGGAGCCAGCAGCATGGGCGATGGAGAAAGCCCAGGACTTACAGCAGATGCTGAACTCAATTATTACCGTCTCAGAAGTGGAATCGACAAGATAACCGCGCAGGTTAACTACCTGCAGGAATACATCAGGACGCAATGCCTGAAATAATTTTTTTGCAAATCACAAAGTCCATTTAATGAGCCCCGCGATGCGGGGCTTTTTTATGTACGCAGTAAACGCGCTTCACACGCGCGACTTATGAACACAGAACCTTTCAGGATGACCCTTGAGGATGCCGGTTTGGTGATCGGTGCCTTTCTGTGGGCCGGAATCCTGTGTGACAAGGTTCATCACTAAAAGGTGTGCACTGATGAATTATCCAACTATCGTTAACGGCATCGATTTTCGAGATCTGATTTTTGTGGCAAACAACGATCCGGTTACAGATTCTTTTATGGTGGCAAAAGCATTTGGAAAGCTGCCGAAGAACGTAGTTCGTGACCTTGAACGAACCATAGAAGCTTGCCCTCCTGAGTTTGATACAAAGCTCAACTTTGAGCTTTGCTATAAAAACAATGAGTTACAGAATGGTAAGCCGCAAAAATTCTACCGTCTCCGCAAGGATGGGGTGATGCTTTTGGTTATGTCCTACACCAAAAAAGAAGCAATGCGTATCAAAATTGCTTACATCAACGCATTTAACTGGATGTACGCCATGCTTCAGGTTGGTCATCGTCAATTTGAAGAAGAGAGAAATGCCGTAATGCTGGAGTACATGAAAGAGAAGGATGTTGCCAGCATGTCAGGTCGCCTGCTAAATCGCTGGGGCAAAATTAAGAAGCCACAGCTGCTGGCTAGAATTGAACGCCTTGAACAGCACGGGCAAACCGTAATCCCCTGACTCATCAATTAACGGCAGTACCGCGAAACAACCCAAGCCAGTAAGTGGGGAAATAACACTGGCAGCCACTGAAAGATGAACCTCCAGCCTTATGGCAAAAAAGATTCTTTGTGGTGGCGGACTGATGGAAAGACATCGGTTATTGCAGAGGCCATTCAATGAGTGGTCTCGACAATGGCTTATACCCTACACGGGATAACTTAATTGATATCCTTTTTAACGGATAAAGGCATTTCAGCCTGACATAGCCATGCGCCGTATCGTCGCCGTATTCCTGCATTAACAGAGACCGCAGCCCGACAGGGAGACTCCTCTGCGAGAGTGTGCGGGGATAATCAAAAACGATACACACCGGGGTTTACCGCGTTAACGGAGCGCGGCGTTGTCCCCTCATGGTCGCTGGTCCGGTGCGATGGTGGAAGAAACTGGATTTTGTTGCAACTGATAACCATTATCATTTTGCGGGTCCTTTCCGGCGATCCGGGCCGTTACGGGGCGGCGAACCCGCGCGTTTTCACTGTTTATGAAAATTTTTCGGGAAAAGTCAGATCCGTTCTTCTTCTTTTTAACTGATTGATTATCAATAGAATATTAAAAATATAAAAGGATCTGACAAAGGCTGTTTTTGTCCGAAAACGCCATTTTCAGATCCTTTCTGGTTTCCGGAGGAGTGTATGAACGTCAATAAGAAAAAACTGGCCGATATTTTTGGCGTTGATGTCAGGACCATCACCGCCTGGCAGAGTCAGGGGTTACCACTGGTTTCTGGTGGAGGGAAAGGGACTGAATCAGTTTTTGATACAACTGCTGCCATTCAGTGGTATGCGCAGCGCGAAGCTGATATTGAAAACGAAAAACTCCGTAAAGAGGTCGAAGATTTGAGGGCTGCCAGTGAATCTGACCTTCAGCCCGGCACCATTGATTACGAACGTTACCGACTGACGAAGGCACAGGCCGATGCACAGGAGCTGAAAAATGCTCGTGAGGAAGGCCTTGTCCTCGAGACGGAGTTATTTACCTACATCTTTCAGAGAGTGGCACAGAATATATCTGGGATCCTTGTCCGTGTCCCTCAGACACTGCAGCGTAAATACCCTGAGATATCACCCGCACATCTTGATGCTGTGAAAACTGAAATCGCGAAAGCATCCGATGTGGCTTCTGAAGCCGGTGAGAATGTGCGCAGGTGGATTGATGATTTCAGACGAACTGAGGGCGGCTAATTCTGCAGGAGCGATAGCAACCGGCCTTCTTGCGCTAAAAATTCCTGTCCCCCTGACGACAGTTCAGTGGGCAGATCGACACTATTACCTTCCGAAAGAGTCATCTTACACCCCGGGGCGGTGGGAAACACTGCCGTTTCAGGTAGCCATCATGAACAGCATGGGGAATGACCGGATCCGCACGGTTAATCTGATTAAATCTGCCCGTGTTGGTTATACAAAGATGTTGCTGGGAGTGGAGGCTTATTTTATTGAGCATAAATCACGCAACAGCCTTCTTTTCCAGCCTACGGATTCTGCTGCTGAAGATTTTATGAAATCTCATGTGGAACCCACGATCAGGGATGTGCCGGTTTTACTCGATCTTGCACCGTGGTTTGGGCGTAAACATCGTGATAATACCCTCACGCTGAAACGCTTTTCATCGGGTGTGGGCTTCTGGTGCCTGGGCGGTGCGGCAGCAAAAAACTACCGTGAAAAATCCGTGGACGTGGTCTGCTATGACGAGCTTTCCTCGTTCGAGCCGGATGTTGAAAAAGAGGGCTCGCCAACCCTGCTGGGGGATAAGCGTATTGAGGGCTCTGTATGGCCAAAATCCATTCGCGGCTCGACGCCTAAAATCAAAGGTTCCTGCCAGATCGAAAAAGCGGCCAACGAGTCGGCGCATTTCATGCGTTTTTATGTGCCCTGCCCGCACTGTGGGGAGGAGCAGTATCTGAAATTTGGCGATGAGTCCACGCCTTTTGGCCTTAAATGGGAGAAGGACAGACCCGAAAGTGTTTTCTACCTCTGTGAACATCATGGCTGTGTGATCCATCAGTCTGAACTGGACCAGAGCAACGGGCGGTGGATCTGTGAAAACACAGGCATGTGGACCCGTGACGGTCTGACGTTTTTCAGCGCTGCGGGTAATGAAATTCCGCCGCCGCGCTCCATCACGTTCCACATCTGGACGGCGTACAGTCCGTTCACCACCTGGGTACAGATAGTCTATGACTGGCTGGATGCACTGAAAGATCCCAACGGCGTGAAAACTTTTGTGAACACCACGCTGGGCGAGACCTGGGAAGAGGCCGTGGGCGAAAAACTCGATCACCAGGTACTGATGGATAAGGTTGTGCGTTACACGGCGGCGGTGCCTGCCCGGGTGGTTTATCTGACGGCGGGCATTGACTCGCAGCGAAACCGTTTTGAGATGTATGTCTGGGGATGGGCTCCGGGAGAGGAAGCCTTTCTGGTGGATAAAATCATCATTATGGGGCGTCCTGATGAGGAAGAGACTTTGTTACGTGTGGATGCGGCGATCAACAAAAAATACCGCCATGCAGACGGAACCGAAATGACCATTTCCCGGGTCTGCTGGGACACCGGGGGGATCGATGGCGAAATCGTTTATCAGAGATCAAAAAACACGGTGTTTTCCGGGTGTTGCCGGTAAAAGGCGCATCTGTCTATGGCAAGCCGGTGATCACCATGCCAAAACCCGCAATCAGCGGGGCGTGTATCTGTGTGAAGTGGGGACGGACACCGCAAAAGAAATTCTCTATGCCCGTATGAAAGCCGATCCCACGCCTGCGGATGAGGCCACGTCGTATGCCATCCGTTTTCCTGATGATCCGGAGATTTTTTCGCAGACAGAGGCGCAGCAACTGGTAGCGGAAGAGCTGGTGGAGAAGTGGGAAAAAGGAAAGATGCGTCTGCTGTGGGATAACAAAAAGCGGCGTAACGAAGCGCTGGACTGCCTGGTGTATGCCTACGCGGCATTACGTGTGTCCGTGCAACGCTGGCAGCTTGATCTGGCTGTACTGGCAAAATCCCGGGAAGAAGAGACGACCCGGCCAACCCTGAAAGAACTGGCAGCGAAGCTGTCCGGAGGAGTGAATGGTTACAGTCGCTGAACTGCAGGCGCTGCGTCAGGCGCGCCTTGATTTATTAACCGGTAAACGGGTGGTGTCTGTCCAGAAAGATGGTCGCAGAATTGAATATACGGCGGCTTCTCTGGATGAGCTTAACCGTGCGATCAATGATGCGGAGTCGGTACTGGGGACAACCCGCCGTCGCCGTCGTCCGCTGGGAGTGAGGTTATGAAACGAACGCCTGTCCTGATTGATGTGAACGGCGTTCCGCTTCGGGAGAGCCTCAGCTACCACGGGGGCGGTGCAGGATTTGGCGGGCAAATGGCGGAGTGGTTGCCACCCTCGCAGAGTGCCGATGCGGCCCTGCTGCCCGCGTTGCGTCTGGGGAATGCCCGTGCAGATGATCTGGTGCGCAATAACGGGATAGCGGCTAATGCGGTGGCCCTGCATAAGGATCATATTGTCGGGCATATGTTTCTGATCAGCTACCGTCCGAACTGGCGCTGGCTGGGGATGCGGGAGACTGCGGCAAAAAGTTTTGTCGATGAGGTGGAGGCGGCCTGGTCGGAATACGCAGAAGGGATGTTTGGCGAGATTGACGTGGAAGGGAAACGCACGTTTACGGAATTTATCCGTGAAGGTGTGGGCGTTCATGCCTTTAACGGCGAAATCTTTGTGCAGCCGGTCTGGGATACGGAGAGCACGCAGCTGTTTCGTACGCGTTTTAAAGCCGTGAGTCCGAAACGGGTGGACACGCCAGGGCACGGTATGGGGAACCGCTTTCTGCGGGCCGGTGTGGAGGTCGATCGATATGGTCGTGCCGTTGCGTACCATATCTGTGAGGATGATTTTCCGTTCTCCGGGAGTGGACGATGGGAACGGATCCCGCGTGAACTTCCCACCGGGCGTCCGGCCATGCTGCATATTTTCGAGCCGGTGGAGGACGGGCAGACCCGTGGAGCCAATCAGTTTTACAGCGTCATGGAACGGCTGAAGATGCTCGATTCCCTGCAGGCAACACAGCTTCAGTCGGCCATTGTCAAGGCCATGTATGCAGCGACGATTGAAAGTGAACTGGATACCGAAAAGGCCTTTGAATATATCGCCGGTGCGCCGCAGGGGCAGAAGGATAATCCGCTTATTAATATTCTGGAGAAGTTCTCCAGCTGGTATGACACGAATCACGTGACGCTGGGCGGTGTCAAAATTCCGCACCTTTTCCCTGGTGATGATCTGAAACTACAGACAGCGCAGGATTCAGACAATGGATTTTCGGCGCTTGAACAGGCGCTGCTGCGGTATATCGCCGCCGGTCTTGGCGTTTCCTACGAACAGTTGTCCCGTGATTACTCGAAGGTCAGTTATTCAAGTGCCCGCGCCTCCGCCAATGAGTCGTGGCGCTATTTTATGGGGCGGCGAAAATTTATTGCGGCCCGGCTGGCCACGCAGATGTTTTCCTGCTGGCTGGAAGAGGCACTTCTTCGGGGGATTATTCGTTCGCCACGGGCACGTTTTGATTTTTATCAGGCGCGATCAGCCTGGTCACGGGCAGAGTGGATTGGTGCCGGAAGAATGGCCATTGACGGGCTCAAGGAGGTCCAGGAATCAGTGATGCGCATTGAGGCCGGACTGAGCACGTATGAGAAAGAGCTGGCGCTGATGGGCGAGGATTATCAGGACATTTTCCGCCAGCAGGTCAGGGAATCTGCAGAGCGGGAAAAAGCCGGACTCTCACGCCCGGTGTGGATAGCGCAGGCGTATCAGCAGCAGATAGCGGAGAGTCGCAGGCCGGAAGAGGAGACAACACCACGTGAGACGTAATCTTTCACACATTATTGCCGCAGCATTCAATGAACCGCTGCTTCTGGAGCCCGCCTATGCGCGGGTTTTCTTTTGCGCGCTCGGGCGCGAGATGGGGGCAGCAAGTCTTTCGGTTCCACAACAGCAGGTGCAGCTTGATGCTCCCGGAATGCTGGCTGAAACGGACGAGTACATGGCCGGAGGTAAACGACCGGCCCGTGTTTACCGGGTGGTGAACGGTATTGCTGTACTGCCGGTGACCGGCACGCTGGTGCACCGGCTGGGTGGCATGCGGCCATTTTCCGGAATGACAGGCTATGACGGCATTGTCGCCTGTCTTCAGCAGGCAATGGCGGATAGCCAGGTGCGGGGCGTACTGCTGGACATTGACAGTCCGGGCGGGCAGGCCGCAGGCGCGTTTGACTGCGCTGACATGATTTACCGCCTCCGGCAGCAGAAGCCGGTCTGGGCACTGTGCAATGACACGGCCTGTTCTGCAGCCATGCTGCTGGCGTCGGCCTGCTCCCGACGGCTGGTTACCCAGACATCCCGTATCGGCTCCATTGGCGTGATGATGAGCCATGTCAGCTATGCCGGTCATCTGGCGCAGGCCGGAGTGGATATCACGCTGATTTATGCCGGGGCGCATAAGGTGGATGGCAATCAGTTTGAAGCGTTACCGTCAGAGGTGCGTCAGGACATGCAGCAGCGCATTGATGCGGCGCACCGGATGTTTGCCGAAAAAGTGGCGATGTATACGGGGCTGTCTGTGGAAGCTGTCACGGGGACAGAGGCTGCCGTTTTTGAAGGTCAGTCCGGTATTAAGGCCGGACTGGCGGATGAATTAATCAATGCGTCGGATGCCATCAGCGTGATGGCTGCGGCGCTGAACACACATGATACAGGAGGCACTATGCCGCAATTAACTGCAACGGAAGCTGCCGCGCAGGAGAACCAGCGAGTGATGGGGATCCTGACGTGTCAGGAAGCGAAAGGACGTGAACACCTTGCCACGATGCTGGCAGGACAACAGGGCATGAGCGTTGAACAGGCCCGGGCGATTCTGGCCGCGGCAGCACCACAGCAGCCGGTGGCATCCACGCTGAGTGAAGCCGATCGCATTATGGCGTGTGAAGAAGCGAAAGGTCGTGAACAACTGGCGGCAACGCTGGCGGCGATGCCGGATATGACGGTGGAAAAAGCCCGCCCGATCCTGGCGGCTGCACCACAGGCGGGTGTCGGGCCCTCACTCCGTGATCAGATCATGGCCCTGGATGAGGCAAAAGGGGCTGAGGCGCAGGCTGAAAAACTGGCGGCCTGCCCGGGAATGACCGTGGAGAATGCCCGGGCTGTGCTGGCTGCGGGATCAGGTAAGGCAGAACCGGTTTCTGCATCCACAACCGCCCTGTTTGAACATTTCATGGCGAACCATTCACCGGCAGCGGTGCAGGGTGGCGTGCCACAGACGTCAGCAGACGGTGATGCGGACGTGAAAATGCTCATGGCCATGCCATGAAGTCAGTGCTGACATCAATATGAGGTTTTAACAAAATGGTGACGAAAACCATCACTGAACAACGTGCGGAAGTACGTATTTTTGCCGGTAATGATCCGGCTCATACCGCCACAGGCAGCAGCGGGATTTCTCAGGCAACACCGGCACTGACACCCCTGATGCTGGATGAGTCCACCGGGAAACTGGTGGTCTGGGACGGACAGAAAGCCGGTAGTGCGGCTGGCATACTGGTACTGCCGCTTGAAGGCACAGAGACGGTGCTGACCTATTACAAGTCGGGGACCTTTGCGACGGAGGCAATCCGCTGGCCTGAACGTGTGGATGAACACAAAAAGGCCAACGCCTTTGTCGGCACAGCCCTGAGTCACGCGGCGCTGCCGTAACACGTTATCAGGCCACCGCGTTGGCCTGACTGATTTCTGAATGAAAGGAACTGATTTATGGGATTGTTTACGACCCGCCAGTTACTCGGTTATACCGAACAAAAAGTGAAATTTCGTGCGCTGTTTCTGGAACTGTTTTTCCGCCGTACGGTGAATTTCCACACCGAAGAGGTGATGCTGGACAAAATTACCGGAAAAACGCCGGTGGCAGCCTATGTCTCCCCGGTTGTTGAAGGAAAAGTGCTGCGTCATCGTGGTGGTGAAACCCGCGTGTTACGTCCGGGCTACGTCAAGCCGAAACACGAATTTAATTACCAGCAGGCGGTGGAGCGCCTTCCCGGTGAAGATCCGGCGCAGCTGAACGACCCGGCCTACCGTCGTCTGCGTATCATCACCGATAATCTCAAACAGGAAGAGCATGCCATTGTCCAGGTGGAAGAAATGCAGGCGGTGAATGCCGTGCTGTATGGCAAATACACCATGGAAGGGGAGCAGTTTGATACTGTCGAGGTTGATTTCGGGCGCTCTGAAGGAAATAACATTGAGCAGGCTGATGGTAAAAAATGGTCTGAGCAGGACCGTGATACGTTTGATCCGACGCATGATATTGACCTCTACTGCGATCAGGCCAGCGGTCTTGTGAATATCGCCATTATGGACGGTACGGTCTGGCGTCTGCTGAATGGCTTTAAGCTGTTCCGCGAAAAACTGGATACCCGTCGCGGCTCAAATTCACAACTCGAAACGGCAGTGAAAGACCTGGGAGCGGTGGTGTCTTTCAAAGGGTATTACGGCGATCTGGCTATTGTGGTGGCGAAAACGTCTTATGTGGCAGAGGACGGTACCGAAAAACGTTATCTGCCAGAGGGCACGCTGGTCCTGGGAAATACGTCAGCAGAGGGGATCCGTTGTTACGGTGCCATTCAGGATGCACAGGCGTTGTCCGAAGGTGTGGTGGCTTCTTCCCGTTACCCGAAACACTGGCTGACCGTGGGCGATCCGGCCCGTGAATTCACCATGACGCAGTCTGCACCGCTGATGGTGCTGCCGGATCCGGATGAGTTTGTGGTGGTACAGGTGAAATAATCCGGGAGCGGGGGCGAAATGCCCCCGTGTCTTTTTTCACAGGGGGCTGAGATGGCAACAAAAGAAGAAAATCTGAATCGTCTTCGTCAACTGGCTGGTCTGCTGGGGCGCGAGGCGGATATGTCGGGGAGTGCTGCGGATATTGCTCAGCGTGTGTCTGAGTGGGAAGAGGAGCTTGCTGCTTCCCGGGAGGACATTATGCACTCTGATGAGAGCGGGTCTGATCAAAATGACACAGACGATGGTGAGCCGTTGAACAACACGGATGCTCCGGATGATGTTAAAGCCGTCCGTGTGCGCAAGTGCCTGCATGTGATGGGGTATTGCCCGGAGACAGGCCGTCCTGTTGAGCTTACGTTCCGGGGGATGCGTGTTCTGGTGCCATCATCACTGGCAATGGCCATGATACAGCACGGAACGGCTGAGTATGCGTGATTTTCAGAATGCCTTTGATGCCGCCCTTGCGGGGGTGGACAGCACGATTGTTGAAGTGATGGGGATCCGTGCGCAGTTCACCTCCGGAGCACAGCGTGGCGGTGAAGTTCTGGGGGTTTTTGACGATCCGGAGTCGCTGGGTTTTGCCGGTGGCGGGGTCCGTATTGAAGGAAGCAGCCCGTCATTATTTGTGCGGACGGATACGGTCCGTGCCGTGCGGCGTGGTGACACGCTGACCATTAACGGCGGGATGTTCTGGGTGGATCGTGTTTCTCCGGATGACGGGGGCAGCTGTTATCTCTGGCTCAACCGTGGGCAACCACCCGCTGTTAACCGGCGACGATAAACGCAGGGTGAAATTATGGCGATAAAAGGGCTTGATCAGGCGATTGACAATCTGAGCCGGGTTCGTAAAAACGCCATTCCGGCGGCTTCAGCAATGACGATTAACCGCGTGGCCACAACGGCGATTAATCAGTCTTCATCACAGGTTGCCCGTGAGACAAAGGTACGCCGGAAACTGGTTAAGGAACGGTCCAGACTGAAACGGGCCACGGTCAGAAATCCGAATGCAAAAATTATCGTTAACCGCGGTGATCTCCCTGTGATTAAGCTGGGGATCAGAATGCTGGGGCGTCGTCCGGACAGCATACTCAAAGCCGGTCAGCATCGTTATCAGCGGGCATTTATCCAGCGATTAAATAATGGGCGCTGGCATGTTATGCAACGTCTTCCCGAAGCCAGATATGAGAAGGGCTATGACGACAAGGGCAGGAAAAAGCGTAATCGCCTTCCCATTCAGGTGGTGAAAATCCCGATGGCGGCCCCACTGAAACAGGCGTTTGATGAAAACGTTGACCGTATCCGTCGAGAACGCCTGCCCAAAGAACTGGCATATGCGCTGAAACAACAACTGAGGATTGCGATAAAACGATGAAACATACTGATATTCGTGCCGCAGTGCTGGATGCACTCGAGCAGCATGAACACGGGGCGACGCTGTTTGATGGTCGCCCCGTTGTTTTTGACGAAGAGGATTTTCCCGCGATCGCGGTTTATCTGACGGATGCAGAGTATACCGGTGAAGAGCTGGATGCAGATACCTGGCGGGCCACACTGCATATTGAGGTGTTTTTACCGGCACAGGTACCGGATTCAGAGCTTGATCTGTGGATGGAAAGCCGGATTTACCCGGCGATAACTGCGATCCCGGCACTGGCGGGCATGATTACCACGATGGTTACGCAGGGCTATGAGTATCGTCGTGATGACGATATGGCATTGTGGAGTTCTGCAGATCTGACTTATTCCATTACATACGAGATGTGAGGACGATATGGCAACACCAAATCCCCTGGAGCCGGTAAAAGGTGCCGGTACCACACTGTGGGTTTACACCGGCAAGGGTGATGCTTATGCAAACCCGTTGTCAGACGATGAGTGGACGCGCCTGGCAAAAATAAAAGATCTGACCCCCGGCGAGATGACGGCAGAATCCTACGATGATAACTATCTGGATGATGAGGATGCTGACTGGGTATCCACCGGGCAGGGGCAGAAATCTGCCGGTGACACCAGTTTTACGCTGGCCTGGAAGCCGGGCGAGAAAGGGCAGCGCGATTTGATTGCCTGGTTTGACAGCAGTGAGAGCCGGGCCTACAAAATCCGTTTCCCGAATGGCACGGTGGATGTGTTTCGTGGCTGGGTGAGCGCCATTGGTAAAGCGGTGACCGCCAAAGAGGTGATCACCCGTACGGTAAAAATCACCAATATCGGTCGTCCGTCGCTGGCGGAAGATCAGGGGGACATCACACCGGTCACCGGTATTACCGTGACGCCACCAACGGGCAATGTGGCAAAAGGTCAGAATATCACCCTGACCGTGGCTGTTCAGCCGGAAGGGGCGACGGATAAAACCTTCCGCGCCACGTCGGCGAATCAGAATTTTGCGACCATTACCGTGAAAGGGAACACGATCACGGTGAAAGGTGTTGCGGCCGGTAAAGCGCAGATCCCTGTTGTCACTGGCAATGGTGAGTTTGCGGCGGTGGCGGAGATCACCGTCACGGATGGCGCTGCAGGCTGAGAGGGGAGATAAAGCATGTTTCTGAAAACAGAACAATTTGAATATAACGGTGTGACTGTCACGCTTTCTGAGCTGTCTGCGCTGCAGCGTATTGAGCATCTTGCCCTCCTGAAACGGCGGGCAGAAGAGGCTGAAGCCAGCGGCAACCTGCAGGTGAGTGTGGAAGATCTTGTCAGAACCGGCGCGTTTCTGGTGGCGATGTCCCTGTGGCATAACCATCCACAGAAAACGCAGTCACCGTCAATGAATGAGGCCGTGATGAAGATAGAGCAGGAAGTGCTCACCACCTGGCCTGCCGATGCTATTGCCCGGGCGGAAGACGTTGTGTTGTGCCTGTCCGGGATGATCGAAGCTGTTCGTCCGGATACTGATATTACTGAAGTGGCGAAAAATAACACGCTGACTGATGATGATTTTTCTGCGGGAAAGTCTTCGACGGCGAGCTGAACTTTGCCCTCAGACTGGCGCGTGAGATGGGGAGACCCGACTGGCGCGCCATGCTTGCCGGGATGACATCCACCGAATATGCCGACTGGCGACGTTTTTACCGCACGCATTATTTTCACGATACCCAGCTGGATATGCATTTTTCCGGGCTGACGTACGCCGTACTCAGCCTGTTTTTTGCGATCCGGATATGCATCCCTCGGATTTCAGTCTGCTTGTCCCCCGGCGTGAGGAAGCGCAGACGGAGAGGCCGGATGAGGAAGACATGCTGATGCAGAAAGCGGCAGGACTTGCCGGAGGCGTCCGGTTCGGTGGGGAGGGTGGGGGCGATATTTCACCTTCTGCGGATGTGGTGGATGTCAGCGAGGATGATGTTGCATTAATGATGGCTTCAGCGGGGATTTCCGGAGGTGTGAGATATGTCCCAGCCGGTTGGTGATCTTGTTATTGACCTGAGTCTGGATGCGGTCCGTTTCGATGAGCAGATGACCCGCGTAAGGCGTCATTTTTCAGGACTGGAGACTGACGCCAGAAAAACCGCCACTGCTGTTGAGCAGGGGCTGAGCCGCCAGGCGCTGGCTGCACAAAAAGCCGGGATGTCCGTCGGGCAGTATAAAGCCGCCATGCGTATGCTACCCATGCAGTTCACCGACGTGGCCACGCAGCTTGCCGGTGGTCAGAATCCCTGGCTCATCCTGCTGCAACAGGGCGGTCAGGTGAAGGACTCATTTGGCGGGATGATCCCCATGTTCCGGGGGCTTGCCGGTGCGATCAGCCTGCCGATGGTCGGGGTCACCTCGCTGGCGGTGGCGACCGGTGCGCTGGCGTACGCCTGGTACCAGGGGGATTCCACGCTTTCAGCGTTTAATAAAACCCTGGTTCTTTCCGGTAATCAGTCAGGACTGACGGCAGAGCGCATGCTGACGCTCTCCAGAGCCGGGCAGGCGGCAGGGCTGACGTTTAACCAGGCGGGAGAGTCACTGGCAGCCCTGGTCAGTGCCGGTGTGCGTGGTGGTGAACAGTTTGATGCCATTAACCAGAGTGTGGCGCGTTTTGCGTCTGCCTCCGGTGTGGAGGTGGACAAGGTTGCAGAGGCTTTCGGAAAACTGACCACCGACCCGACGTCGGGGCTGACTGCGATGGCACGCCAGTTCCGCAACGTGACGGCAGAGCAGATTGCGTATGTTGCTCAGCTGCAGCGTTCCGGAGACGAGGCCGGTGCCTTACAGGCGGCGAACGATATTGCCACGAAAGGCTTTGATGAGCAGACCCGCCGCCTGAAAGAGAACATGGGGACGCTGGAAACCTGGGCGGATAAAACAGGAAAGGCGTTCAAATCGATGTGGGATGCCATTCTGGATATCGGTCGTCCTGAATCCTCAGCGGATATGCTCGCCAGTGCGCAGAAGGCATTTGATGAGGCGGATAAAAAATGGCAGTGGTACCAGAGCCGGAGCCAGCGCCGCGGTAAAACCGCCTCGTTCCGGGCCAACCTTCAGGGTGCATGGGATGACCGGGAAAATGCCCGTCTGGGGCTGGCGGCGGCAACGCTGCAGTCGGATATGGAAAAAGCCGGTGAACTGGCGGCAAGGGACAGGGCTGAGCGTGAGGCGTCACAGCTGAAGTATACCGGAGAGGCGCAGAAAGTGTATGAACGCCTGCTGTCGCCGCTGGAGAAATATACCGCCCGTCAGGAAGAACTGAACAGGGCCCTGAGAGACGGGAAAATCCTGCAGGCGGATTACAACACGCTGATGGCGTCGGCGAAAAAGGATTATGAATCGACGCTGAAAAAACCGAAGTCGTCAGGTGCGAAGGTGTCTGCCGGTGAGCGCCAGGAAGACCGGGCACATGCTGCCCTGCTGGCGCTTGAAACCGAGCTCCGGACGCTGGAGAAGCACAGCGGTGCGAATGAGAAAATCAGCCGGCAGCGCCGTGATTTATGGAAGGCGGAAAGTCAGTATGCGGTCCTGAAAGAGGCTGCCACGAAACGACAGTTATCCGGGCAGGAAAAATCCCTGCTGGCCCATGAGAAAGAGACGCTGGAGTACAAACGTCAGCTGGCTGAGCTGGGCGACAAGGTTGAATACCAGAAACGCCTGAATGAGCTGGCACAGCAGGCGGCACGGTTTGAAGAGCAGCAGAGCGCGAAGCAGGCCGCCATCAGCGCAAAAGCCCGTGGTCTCACTGACCGTCAGGCGCAGCGGGAGTCTGAAGAGCAGCGTCTTCGTGACGTGTACGGTGATAATCCGCAGGCGCTGGCCCGGGTCACCGGGGCACTGAAACAGACATGGGCGGATGAAGACATGCTGCGCGGTGACTGGCTGGCCGGGCTGAAGTCCGGCTGGGGTGAGTGGACGGAAAGTGCGACGGACAGTATGTCGCAGGTTAAAAGTGCTGCCACGCAGACCTTTGATGGTATTGCACAGAATATGGCGGCGATGCTGACCGGTGCAGAGGCAGACTGGCGGGGATTCACCCGTTCGGTGCTGTCCATGATGACAGAAATCCTGCTTAAACAGGCCATGGTGGGCATTGTCGGGCGTATCGGCAGCGCCATTGGTGGTGCTTTCGGTGGAGGGGCGTCAGCCTCCACGGGGACGGCCATTCAGGCTGCGGCGGCGAACTTTCATTTTGCGACCGGCGGATTTACGGGCACGGGCGGCAAATATGAGCCTGCGGGGATAGTTCACCGCGGGGAGTTTGTTTTCACGAAGGAGGCAACCAGCCGGATAGGCGTGGGGAATCTTTACCGTCTGATGCGCGGCTATGCGGAAGGGGGTTATGTGGGTGGTGCCGGAAGTCCGGCGCAGATTCGGCGGGCGGAAGGTATTAATTTTAATCAGAACAATCACGTGGTGATTCAGAACGACGGTATCAACGGACAGGCGGGGCCGCAGCTGATGAAGGCGGTGTATGACATGGCCCGCAAGGGGGCGCAGGATGAGCTCCGGCTGCAGTTGCGTGATGGCGGTATGTTATCAGGGAGCGGGCGATGAAAACCTTTCGCTGGAAAGTGAAGCCGGATATGGAGGTGAACTCGCAGCCATCGGTGCGTGAAGTGCGTTTTGGTGACGGGTACTCACAGCGTATGGCGGCAGGGCTGAATGCTGACCTGAAAACATACCGGGTGATGCTTTCCGTGACCCGGGAGGAGGCCCGGCATCTGGAAGCGTTCCTGGCAGAGCACGGGGGCTGGAAGGCATTTTTGTGGAAGCCACCCTATGCATACCGGCAGATAAAGGTGACCTGTGCCGGGTGGTCTGCGCGGGTCGGGATGTTGCGCGTTGAGTTCAGCGCGGAGTTTAAGCAGGTGGTGAACTGATG